GAAGTATCTATAGAGACTATGTCTAATTTAATATTTGAAGATATTGGTGGACAAGAAATTATTAATATTGATAGAAATGATACGGTGTTTGGCTCTAAACTTGTTTATGACAATATATACAATTCTAATAAAATATTACAAAGTTATAATTCTTACACCTTAGCCCCAGTTTTTCAAACATCTTATGAGTACTTTAAAAACTTTACAATTGTTCTTGATCAAAAGATACCAAATGTTGCAAATGGTAACAATGGTGTAAACGTTTATATAGAATCATCAACAGGAGATTTAGTTCTAGAACTAGTTAATATTGAAGATGATGAACAAATAGAGATAAATATACTAACTAGTGGAAGCGGCTATTATGATACAATATAATATAGGAGATTTAAGTGATTACTAGTACTGGCAAAAATATAATATTGAAGTACCTACTTGGTCAAGTTCCCTCATATGCTTCATATATCGCTGTTGGTTGCGGTGCAAGGCCTTTAGAGCCATACGTTAGCGGTACAAAGCCAGACTATTCAAATAAGACAGAACTAGATTTTGAAATGTTTAGAGTACCAGTTTCTTCAAGGGGTATAGTAAATGAAGACGGTATATCAAAGATTGTGCTTACTGCAGAATTACCAACAGAAGAAAGATATGAAATAACTGAGGTTGGAATATACTCTGCAGGCTTTAATCGATTATTGAACTCTAGCGATAGCAAATCTTTGCTATCCTTTACTCAATCAGAAAACTGGACTATTAATGGATCTAATACTTTAAACATTGTTGCAGAACCATTAGATGATCCATTGATTCTAAACGTTGTTAAAGATTACTTTACTGTTAACGGATCATCTTTAGAGTTAGATATTTTTCAAACTAATGCAGATAATACTATTTTCTTAAATACATCTAGGTATGAAAAGAATGAAAGATCAAGATTTTTAAACAACATGGTTTTAATGAGAGGAGACTCTTCAACATTTTCTGGATCAACAGGAACACTAGTTGGTGCTGGTAACTTTATTCAGTTATCTGGAACATCCGCAAACCTTTCAAAATATTCTACCTCTGATGAACTCAGACTTGCTTTTAGTGTTTTAAATAAAGATGGTAGTGATGCAGACATCAATACATCAAAAATTGCTGCTCGAATTTTAGTAGAGTTTTCTGCATCTAATACTCCTGGTGCGTATGCAAGAATGGAAGCAAGAGTTGATCATGTTAACGATGACTCTGCTTATGATTTTGATGTAAACAGATATTTTGTTGTAAATAAAGAACTTAAAGATCTAAACACAACTCAGGGTTTTCCTTGGAAATCTGTTGATACAATTAAAGTTTATGCTCAAGTTCTTACTGGTGCATCAACTGCTAATACTGTAGATGATTCTTACTATGTAGCACTAGATGCCCTGAGAGTTGAAAGCAAAAACAATATAAATCCAGCATATGGTTTAACAGGTTATACAGTTGTAAGAAATATAGATTCATTACCAATTGTAAAAAGTCCTAATACTAGCAACTACATAGAGTTTAGGTTTGCTATGGATGTTGAATAATGGTAGATCAAAATATAAAAAAAGTTAGAATATTAAAAAAAGATTTACCTAATTATATAGGAAATAATGATGAACTATTTTATCAAATGAGATATAGAATTGTTTCTGAAGATAAGAATAGGTCTTCACATTGGTCACCAATACATAAACTAGAATCAACAAGTACGTTTGATGAAGTTGGTTTTGATATTGAAGATATTGCAGGAACAAGTATTCCTCATAATGTTTATATAGATGATTCAAACCATACGGCTGCAATTACTTGGACAATGCCATCATTATTAATTACAAACCCAACTGATGAACAAAAGTTAACACAAGTTTATGAAGGATCACTTAAGAGTTTTGATGTTTATGTTCAATGGAAAACAAGTGGAAGTTATGGTAGTTGGATCTGGGTTGGTATTTCTAATGGTAAGTACGATATGAAATATCCATCTACAGGACCAACGCACATGAAGTTTAGAGTACAAAAAGTTACACAAATTAAACAAGCCTTTGATGCTGCCACATATCTAATTAGTACTGAGCAAGCCCTTTAGTGGTATAATAGAATAACTATGGCTAGAATACCTCTCCCAAATCGTGGTCAACCACTTGATGTTGCTTATATGTATCAAATAGCAGATACTTTAAATACATTATCTACCCAAGTTTCACCATCACTTAATAAATATATGACAATAGATACTATTTCTTCTGGAAAACAAGATGTGAAATCATCTGAAATGAGAATGGTTGGTGGATATGTAGAGGTTGCAAATAATAGTACAGTTAGTGCTGGAAACGAACTTCCATTTTCTTTAAGTTATTCTGGATTTAAGTATGCCCCAATTGTTACTGCTACCCCAATAAATATTGATGGTACTTCTGCTGGATCTGACATTTCTGTAGTGTTAAAAAATGTTACAGTGTCAAAAGTGGATGGAGTTGTAAAGTTTAAAACAAGTGGCAATGTTTCTATTGGTATCAATATAATTGCACTTGGAATTCCTAATTAATGTTAGAATGTAAAAAATGTAAAGGAAGAATGTTTCTTGATAGACTTTATAGTTCTCGTCTTCATCTAGAATTATATTGCATGTCTTGTGGGACAAGAGAGTTTATGAACCCACCACAGAGCGTCATAGGAGGATCATGGCTGTTAGAAAAGGAAATCTTGAGAGCGAAGCATACAATCTCGCCCCTGTAATACCTGGCAATAAAAAGGTTTGGTTCTTAAACGGTGAGTTAGTAAGGATTCACCATTTTAATAAATCCAACGGAATCATGTCTGTATATAATATTAATAAAGATAGAATTGAAAGTTGTTTAATTTCTGATTTTAAAAATAAAAGAGAACGTGCATATACAGTTAGAGAAACGGCTGAATTAGTAAATAGACATAAAAAATATATGCCTTCTTTAATGAGACGAGGGATTATACCATTCCCTACTGGATCACAAAAAGGCGGGGCACGAGGATGGCAAGTAAGATCATATTATTCAGAATCACAAGTAAAAGACATACGTGATATACTTGCTTCGTACCATATAGGTAGACCAAGGAAAGATAATTTAATTACAAATGATATTACTCCTAGTACGCAAGAGTTGACTAGAAGAATGGGTGATGGTATACTTAAATATACGAAGACAGAAGACGGTAGATTTATTCCAATTTGGAACGAATCGATTAACTAGCAATAAGGAGTGGGTATGCAAGAAAACGATAATACCAAGGTTTCTATTACTCTTGGTTATACATTAAATCTAGGTAATTTTCAATCACTAAGATTAGATCTTGGTGTGGTAGATTCTAAGAAAGACGGAGAAACTACTAGCGAAGCATTTGAAAGAGTTTATGGTTTTGTTGAAAGTAAACTTACTGAAAAAATTAACGAAGCAAAAGCAGAAATAATCGATTAGTGGCTGAACGCAAAGACCGAATGGCTTTGCTAGGAACATACGCTAAACACCATAAGGTTAAGTATGGGCAACAGCCATCAATAAATAAATGGACAGAGCAGTGGTCTGCTGATGCCCTTATAGAATCATACGGATTAGGTACATGCTATGATTTACTTGAATATTATTTTAAGGTAGCACAAAGTCCTAGTTGGAATTATTTTTCATACAATGCTGAAAAAATTTGGAATGCTAAAATAGATAAAGAAAAAGATAACTTTGAAAGATTAGAAAGACGAAAAAAAGCAAAGGAGTGGCTAAGTGAATAATGTTGAAGCAAAGGTAATTTCTGCAGTACTACAAGACAAACAATTACATGTTCTGCTTCAAAACAATGTTGACAATCTGTTAAAAACCCATAATGATATTTGGAACTTTATTAGAATATACTTTGAACAAAACTCTACAGTTCCACCAGTATCCCTTGTCGTAGAAAAATTTAGAGACTTTAAGCCAGTAGAAAATGTAGGATCAACAAAACATCATTTAGAAGAACTACAAGTTGAATATTTAAATGATAGCCTTAAAGATATATTAAGATCTGCCGCATCTAATGTTTCAGAAAACAAAGGTACAGAAGCATTAAATAATCTTATTACAAAAACCTCAGAATTAAAAAAGAACACTTCCGCCATCCGTGATATTGATGTCACTGACCTACAGTCTGCTATTGCATATTTTGAAAATCTTAAAAAACAACAAGAACTTGGTTTGGTAGGAATTACCACTGGGCTTCCAGGGTTTGATAACTACTTACCGTCAGGAATCATGCCAGGGCAACTGGGAGTGTTTCTTGCATACCCAGGTATAGGTAAGTCTTGGTTAGCCCTTTATTTTGCCGTACAGGCCTGGAAACAAGGCAAATCTCCACTGATCATATCTTTAGAAATGGGTGAAGCAGAAGTCAGAAATCGTGTCTACACGATCATGGGAGAAGGACTTTGGTCACACAGAAAATTAAGCAAGGGTGAAATTGAACTTGACATGTTTAATAAGTGGCATGCAAATAAAATTTCAGGGAAACCAGAATTTCATATTATCTCAAATGACAATGGTGGAGAGATTAATCCATCAGTACTTCGTGGAAAGATAGATCAGTATAAACCAGACTTTGTTATTGTTGATTATTTACAACTTATGAGTCCAAACCAAAGGTCTGACAACGAAACGGTACGAATGAAAAACCTTTCAAGAGAACTTAAACTTATGGCTATTGGTGAAGAGATTCCTATTATTGCAATATCTTCTGCAACTCCAGACGATGTAAACGATTTGAGCAGTGTCCCAACATTGGGTCAAACTGCATGGTCTAGACAGATTGCATATGATGCTGATTGGGTAATGGCACTTGGTCGTGCATCCAATAGTGACATTATCGAATGTGCTTTCAGAAAGAACAGAAATGGATTTATGGGTGAGTTCCTTGTTCAGGTAGACTTTGATAAAGGGTATTACAGATACAAAGATTATGAAGATAAGCAGTTATAATAGTATGTGGACAATTATCATCATAAACCTATCAAGAACTTTAACCTCAGTGGAACCATACACGATGATTCAGCCATTGAAAGGCTTAAATCTGAATATGTAAAACTGCTAGTATCAGAGATGAGGCTATCTGGTTATGTGCCAAAATTTGACATAGAACCTGACTTTACGATAGACTATAATCTAAAGACAAAAAGTTTTGAGTTTGAAATAACAATATACGGAATATATGTAGGAAAGAGAAAGAGTGAATGGATAGACGGAATAAGTCAGGCAACACCAATATATACACGAAAGAACAAATTGAAAGAGTCATTGAAGGATCAGGTTTAAACATTGAGTCACAAGTAGGCTCTGAATTTATTGTATTTTGTCCGTTTCATAATAATCATAGAACTCCAGCAGGCGAAGTTAACATGAACACTGGAATGTTTTTTTGTTTCTCTTGTAATAAAATAGCAGATTTAATTGAGTTTGTAATGCATATTACAGGTAGAACATATTTTGAATCCGTGAGATTTATTAAAGACAAAGAACAGAATATGGATATTGAAAAACAGATTAATAAAAAGTTATCTGTTAAACCAGATTTTGTTCAGTTTGACGAGTTAATAATTAAAAGATTAAATAATCAGGCTTTAGAGTCTTCAAGGGCAATAGAATATTATGCTAAAAGAAAAGTAACTCAAGAATCAATAGTTAAGTTTAATTTGGGTTATTCTGAAAAACAAGATATGGTAACAATACCAGTTCACTCACCAGACGGAATGATGATAGGTTTTGTTGGAAGATCTATTGATGGAAAAGAATTTAAAAATACTCCAGGTATGCCAAAATCTAAAACATTATTTAATCTTAATAGAGTTAAGGCTGCTAATAAAGTTTATGTGGTAGAATCTTCTTTTGATGTTATAAGATTAGATCAAGTTGGATTTCCAGCAGTTGCAACACTTGGGGCAACAATATCTAGTCAACAGGTAGAGTTGCTTAAAAAATATTTTAATGATATTATTGTTATTGCAGACAATGATGAAGCAGGAAATAACATGAAAGACAGGCTTATGGAAAAACTTGGCTCTCGTGTTGGTGTAATAAAGTTAGAAAAGCAGTACAAAGATATTGGCGACATGGATGACGAATCTATAAAGAAACTTGAATTTAGATTTGACAACTCTATAATCGCTATGCTAAAATAGAATAGAACAAACAAAGGAGAACGAATGAGCGTAGTAAAGGGATTAAAAAATATCAACGCCCTGCTCGACAAACCAAAATATGAAGGTACAGGATCAAAAGTAAAGTGGTTAAAACTTGCAGATGGTCAATCAGCAAAAATCAGATTCATTGAAGAACTTGATGAAGATTCTGCTAACTATAATGAAAAACGTGGACTAGCACTAGTTGTTAGGGAACACGTAAATCCAAAAGACTACAAGCGTCGTGCTGTAGATACAATGGAAACAGAAGGCCGCGATTGGGCTGAAGAAATGCATCGTAAAGATCCAAAGGCTGGCTGGAGAGGCCGTCTTCGTTTCTACTGCAACGTTCTTGTAGACGATGGCATTGAAGCACCATATGTTGCAATTTGGTCTATGGGGCTAAGCAAGCAATCATCCTTTAATACAATTCGTGAATATGCTTTAGAAACAGGAAGCATTTCAAATATTACATGGAAGTTAAAGCGTAACGGTCAGGGAACTGAAACTAGTTACACTCTTATTCCATCTGCTCCAGATACAGAACCGTTTAATTGGGAAGGTATTGAACCTCATCCATTAGAATTGGCTCTTAAGAAAGTTCCTTATGCAGAACAAGAGGCTTTCTACTTGGGGTTTGATTCTCCATCTACTACTTCGTCAACAAACACTGACTGGTAATAGATGAGTTATGTAGGCTTACACGTTCACACACACTATTCATTATTTGATGGTGTTGCTACTCCAGAAGAATATATAGACCGTGCAGTTGATTTGGGTATGCAAGCAATTGCAATCACAGATCACGGAACCTTATCTGGGCATAGAGAACTGTATCGAGGTGCAAAAGCAAAGAACGTTAAGCCTATTCTTGGCGTAGAGGGCTATATGTGTCAAGATAGATTTGATACAAGAGACAAGTCTGAGAGAGACGGTCAACTTGATTTAGTCTATAACCATATAGTCCTTCTCGCTAAAAATAAGATTGGTTTAGAAAACTTAAATAAAATAAATGAAATTGCTTGGACTGAAGGATATTTTAAAAAACCAAGATTTGATTTTGAAATATTAAAACAATATTCAGAAGGTATTATAGTTACATCTGCTTGTCCAAGTAGTGTGCTTGTTAAAGCCTTGGAAGAAAATGCATTTGCAGTAGCAAAAAAATACATTGAATGGTTTAAAGATACTTTTAAAGATGATTATTATATTGAAGTAATGCCACATAATCCTGCTGAGATAAACAAACAACTTATTGCTCTTGCTGACGAATTTGGTGTAAAAGTAGTTGTTACCCCAGACTGTCACCATAGTTGCAAAGAACAAAGAGAAGTGCAAGAATTTAAACTGCTGTTAAACACACATGCTAAAGTAGAAAAAGATCATACATACGATAAGTCTAAAAAGCATAAAGATATGATGGAGCGTTTAGATTATCTGTACGGCAAGGATAGACAGATAACATTTAATAAATTTGACATACATTTGTTAAGTTACGAAGAAATTAAATCTGCCATGGAAAAGCAGGGTATATTCAGAGAAGACATATACTCTAATACTATAGAGATTGCCAATAAGGTAGAAGACTATGACTTACAAGAAGGCTTGGACTTATTACCAGTTCAATATAGAAACCCAGATAAAGAATTAAAAGACATTGCAATGCAGGGTTTAAAAGATAAAGGTTTGTTAGAAGATCCTGTATATGTAGAAAGACTTAATGATGAGTTAAAGGTAATTAAAGATAAAAAGTTTGGTCCATATTTTCTAGTTGTGCAAAGCATGATTAACTGGGCTAAAAAAGAAGGAATCATGGTTGGTCCTGGTCGAGGATCTTCTGCTGGATCACTTTTATGCTATGCTTTAAATATTACAGATATTGATCCAATTAAACATGGTTTACTTTTCTTTAGATTTATTAATCCAGAACGTAATGATTTTCCAGATATTGATACAGATATTCAAGACTCACGTCGTGATGAGGTAAAAGATTATCTAGTTAGACAGTATAGACACGTTGCATCTATTGCTACATTTTTACAATTTAAAGATAAAGGTGTTGTTAGAGACGTATCAAGAGTTTTAAATATTCCTTTGTCAGATGTTAACAAAGTTTTAAAGTTAGTGGACACATGGGAAGAATACTGTAGTTCAAGATCAACAGATTGGTTTAGAGAAAAATATCCAGAAGTACAAGTTTATGGAGAACAACTACGTGGAAGAATTCGTGGAACTGGTATTCATGCCGCAGGTGTTGTAACAAGTAAGAATCCTATTTTTAGATATGCACCACTAGAAACAAGGTCATCACCTGGAAGCGATGAAAGAATTCCAGTAGTTGGTATTGATATGGAAGAAGCCGAAAGAATTGGTTTAATTAAAATAGATGCACTTGGTTTGAAAACTTTAAGTGTTATTAAAGATGCTATAAGTATGATTAAAGAAAATCACTATGTAGATATAGATCCATTAAAAATTAATATGGAAGATCCTAAAGTTTATGAAATGCTTTCTGATGGATATACAAAAGGTGTGTTTCAATGTGAAGCAACACCATACACAAACTTATTGGTTAAGATGGGTGTTAAAAATCTAAATGAACTTGCTGCATCTAACGCACTAGTTAGACCAGGTGCAATGAATACTATTGGTAAAGATTATTTGGCTCGTAAGCATGGTAAACAAAATGTATCTTATGTGCATCAAGTAATGAAAGAATTTACATCTGATACTTATGGATGTGTTTTGTATCAGGAACAAGTTATGCAGGCTTGCGTGCACCTTGGTGGCATGACAATGGCCGATGCAGATAAGGTTAGAAAGATTATTGGTAAAAAGAAAGATGCGAGGGAGTTTGATGTTTTTAAAGAAAAGTTTGTTGAGGGTGCTTCTAAGTATGTTGCTCCCAACGTTGCTCGTGATCTTTGGCATGACTTTGAGGCACATGCGGGATATTCGTTCAACAAGTCTCATGCAGTTGCTTACTCTACGCTCTCGTATTGGACAGCGTGGTTAAAGTATTATTATCCACTTGAGTTTATGTTTGCTTTGCTTAAAAATGAAAGCAATAAGGATACTCGTACTGAATATTTAATTGAAGCAAAAAGAATGGGTATTCCAGTTAAGTTACCACATATTAATGACTCTGATATAGATTTTAAAATTGAAGGTAAAGGAATTAGGTTTGGTCTTTCTGCTATTAAGTATATATCTGACAATATTGCTAAAAAGTATATTGATGCCAGACCATTTAATTCATATAAAGAGTTAGAAGAGTTTACTTTTACTAAAGGTAATGGTGTAAACAGTAGAGCACTTAATGCACTGAAACTTATTGGTGCTGCTACATTTTCTGATAACCCTAGAAACGATGAAGACATTCGTCAAAACTTATATGAAGTTTTAAACTTACCAGAATTTAATGTTAGTCTTCCCGCACATTATCATGCCTTTATAAAAGAAATAGAAGATTATGATGAAAAGGGTTCATTTGTTATTATGGGCATGGTAAAAAGTATTAAAAGAAGTAAGGGTTGGTCTAGAGTTGAAGTGCTAGATAAAACTGGTAGTGTTGGAATATTTGATGAAGAACAAACAACTATTGAAACTGGACAAACATATTTGATTCTTGTTAATGATAATAGAATTCTTTCTGCAATACCAGTTGATCAAATTAAAGGATCATCAAGTGCCTTGGTTAAGTTTTTAAACTATAAGCAATTACCGTTTACAAATGAAGAGATGTATGTGGTATCATTTAAACCTAGAATAACAAAAGCAGGCAAAAAAATGGCATCACTAACTTTGGCAGATACATCAAGAGACCTACATTCAGTTATGGTATTTCCAACATCATTTGCACAGGCTTATATGAAATTAGAAGAGGGACATGCTTATAAATTTACTTTGGGCAAAACAAAAGACGGAACCGTAATCTTGGAGGATATCAATGGTTAGCGTAGAAGAAGTATTATCACAGTTAGATCCTAAGTTACGTAAAAGACTTGGTAATGGAGTGGGGATAAATTTTGAATATCAACCTACACCTAGTTTTGGATTAAATCGTGCACTTGGTGGAGGACTTCCATATGGTAGGCAGGTTTTAATTTGGGGAAGTAAGTCTTCTGCAAAATCTTCAATGTGTTTACAGATGATTGCTCTTGCACAAAAAGAAGGAAAGGTTTGTGCTTGGATTGATTCTGAAATGTCATACTCTGAGGATTGGGCTAAATCACTTGGTGTTGATCCAGAAAAACTTATTTATTCACAGGCAAGAACCATCAGCGACATGGTTGATGTAGGTGTTGGATTAATGAATGCTGGAGTTGATTTGATTGTTGTTGATTCAATAACATCAATGCTTCCTGCAATCTATTTTGAAAAAGATACTGATGAAATGAAAGCATTAGAAAATACAAAACAAATTGGTGCCGAATCTCGTGACTTTAGTAATGCTTGGAAAATGTTAAATTACGCAAACAATAAAGTAAAGCCAACATTGTTAGTACTTATTTCTCAATCAAGAAATAATATTAATGCAATGTACACCAGTCAACAACCATCAGGTGGTCAGGCTACAAAGTTTTATTCTTCTTGCATTGTTAAACTTTTTTCTTCAGAGTCAGACAATCAAGCACTCAAAGGAAAGATTCAAATTGGGGATAAGTTAATAGAAGAAAAAATTGGAAGAAAGATAAAGTGGGAACTACAATTTTCAAAAACATCTCCAGGTTTTCAATCTGGTGAATATGATTTTTACTTTAGAGGAGACAGCCTTGGCATAGACGCCATAGGTGACCTTGTAGATACAGCAGAGTCTGTAGGTATAATTAACAGAACTGGTGCGTGGTATCAACTTGAAGACGGTACAAAAGTTCAAGGTAGAGAAGGATTCATTGATAGAGTAAGAGAGGACCTTGATCTTCAAGATATGATTAAGAAAAAACTTAGTGTCTAACTATACTCTTTATAATGGCAAGTTTGTTTGTCATACCTGCAAGGCTATAGTAGCAACCTTAAGATCTTACACAGAGACTAAAGAGTTAACGTGGATGTGCAAAGAAAAGCATTTAAGTAAAGTAACGCTGGTACATAAACGAAAGAAGGATTATGAGCGAGAAGAGCGAAAGTAAAAGAATAGGTGCTACGCAGCACAAGAACTCAGGAAGAAACACCGTAAAGGGTGATGCTTCTTGGAATAACTTTGTAATTGATTTTAAGGAAGTGTCTAAGTCTTTTACTTTAAACAAAGAGGTTTGGGCTAAGGCTGTAACAGATGCTCTTAAGAAAAACATGGATCCAGCAATAGTTGTGGTTTTAGG